CCGCAAGCACGAGGGCCTGCTGCGCAATCGCGTCGTCCGCGAGACGAATCTGACAACTTTGGTCTGTTCCGCGGAAAAGTCCGCGTCGGCGGCGGAGGCGCCGAGGCCGGAGATTGTGTTTGAAGATTGGAACAAGGATACTTACGATGGCTGGAAGGTGGAAGGCGCGGCCTTCGGCAGCGGCCCAATCAAGAAATCGGACATTCCAGCCTATCAGGGCGACGTGGGCGGCGATACCGCGCGCGTGGTTAACTCGCACGCTTCCGCTCCCGGCAACTCCGTGGACGAGAAGGACGGCGCCGTCGGCAAGCTGACCAGCCGCGAGTTCGCCATTGAACGCCATTTCATCACGTTCTGGATCGGCGGCGGCAAGGCGCGCTCGGAATCGCGCTTTGGACTCACCTTGTTCGTGGATGGAAAGCCGGTAAAGACCGGCGTTACTAATTTCTGGGTAGCTGGTAACGTTCAGCCTTTAAACGGTCGCGAGCTTTTACTCGTCCCGGAAAATGATCGCTTTAAAGAGCAGTATTGGGTTTGGACGATGGACGACGTTCAAGTAAACGACCGCGTCGTTCGTTGCGGAGTCAATTTTCAAGTTCAAGTGGTGCAGTCTTGGGGGTCTTATAACCAGGCGCGGATCATGCGTATTGACGTAGGACCTTATGGCACCAACCCCTAATTTACCTATTGATTTTAATGCAATACGGATCTCTATCGTCGAAACCATTCAGAAGGTCAGTGGACGTATTTGCATAGTAGCCGAACCGGAGACTCAAAACGTCCCGCGCCCGCAAAAGCCTTATTACTCAATGAAAATGACGACTCCCGCCGCTAAGAGCGGCGACGACTCAAAGCAGAATCTTGGTGGCACGGTTTGGAACTCCGGCGGCGTCCGCAAGATGACCGTTTCGTTTCAAACTTACGGGAACACCCACGAAGAAGCCTACAACTATATGGGGCTTCTTCAAACGGCACTCGATCTCTCGGATGTTCAAGAAAACTTGCGTAGGGCAGGGATAGCGGTCTGGACGATTGGAAATGTTGCAGATTTATCGCAATTGTTGAATACTGGTTTTGAAGGCAGAACACAAATGGATTGCACTTTCGGCATTGCCATGAATCTTTCGTCCGACTTGGGCGCAGAAGAGAGCGTCGAAGTAATGGGAGCCGTTGCAGTAGGTTCGGAAAATATAAACACCGATCAAACGGTGACGAATAGCTAAGGAGAAATAAAATGGCAGCGATCGATCAAATTGTAAAAGTAAATATCACTCAGCAAACCGCAGCGGTCTCTCAGGCCAGCTTTTCGATCCCTCTGATTATCGGACCTACCGTTCCGACGAGTGGTCCGGTTGCTCAAGTGTATTTCGAGCCTTCAGGACTTCTCGCAAATGGTTACACCACTTCGAGCCCAGAATACATTTATGCTCTCGAACTTTTCGATCAGCCTTTGACTCCGACCGAATTCGTGGTCGGACAAAGGACCGCAGCGGTTGCTCAAGTAGATACCTTCGCGGTAAATACGATCGTCGCGAGCCACGTTTATCAATTCACGATGGCGGGACTTATCGTTAGCTATACCGCTGGAGGAAGCGAAACTCAGCAAAGCATTCTCGAAGGTTTGCTCGCTGATATCGCAACCGTCTTTCCTACGGGGAATCCCGTCTCGGGTGCAGTTAGCGGAAGTGGAGCGGGTGCGCTTCTTACTCTGACCTCGGTTACTCCGGGCGCAGGAGTAAGCTATAGCGCGATCGACGCGGATCTTACTCACGTAGCAGCGACCGCAAACAAAGGGATCGCAAACGATCTCGCGGCCATCATCGCGGTTAATAATCTCTGGTATGGAGCGATCCTTTGCTCGAACGTCGATTACGACATTCTTCAATTGGCAGCGGCGATTCAAGCGCTTAAGAAGATTTTCATCGCCGCTTCGAACGACTCCGCGATCGCGACTTCGGCGACTACCGATATCATGTCCGTCATGAAAGCCCTGAGCTATAGTCGCTCTGGTCTCGTTTTCTCGCCTCTGAATTATAATACCGGAATCGAAGCCGGTTGGATGGGCGGTCAATTACCGGCAGTGCCAGGTTCGAATAACTGGGCGTTTAAAACCGTTATCGGTGCTCAACCAGATTCGCTTTCTGATAATCAGGTTGCGATCCTGATCGGCGATCCGATCGCGGGCGTTCAAGGTAAGAACGCGAATATCTATCAGACCGTAGGCGGTCAAGATATTACCCAAATGGGAACGATGGCGAGCGGACAGTTTATCGACATCACGATCGGCGTGGATTGGCTGGAAAGCACGATTCAGTCGAACGTCTTTACTGCTCTTACTCAAGCGGCGAAGATCCCTTACACCGATGCCGGTACGACAGTTCTTATCTCGGCTGTGAAAGCTGCGATCGACTTAGGCGTTGCAAACGGATTGATCGATGGAGCTTCCCCGATCACCATCTCTGCGGCTCCGGTTCTTTCGGTGCCTCAAAGCCAACGCGCTCTTCGTATCGCTCCGACGATTACCTTCTCTTGTCGGTTGCAAGGTGCATTTAACGCCGTAATTGTTAACGGAACCGTGACGGTTTAAGGAGAACTAGAAAATGGTTTTTACATACGATCCTAAGCAGGTTTCGGTAATCGTCGGCGGAAAGATCATCACCGGCTTTTCCGATAGCACTTTCATCAAGATTGAAAGAAACGATCAGGCGTTTACCCTGAAAGTCGGCGTCGATGGCGAAGGAACTCGCTCGAAGTCGAATAACAAATCCGGTAAAGCAACCCTTACCCTGATGCAATCGTCGGGCTCAAACGACGACCTCTCGGGTTTTGCGGCTGCCGACGAGTTATCCAATACCGGAGCGGTCCCGCTCATGATTAAAGATAATTCGGGCCGTACCTTGGTGACTGCTTTAACCGCTTGGGTTATGAAGTACCCGGACGAAGAGTTCGCGAAAGAAGTTTCGACGCGCGCTTGGGTTCTCGAAACCGATGAAATCGACATCTTTGTAGGCGGTAATTAATGTCAGCCGTTAAGAATGAATCCGGTCTGTATGAAGTTCAGATCGGCGAAGAAATGTATGAGTTTGAAAAGTGGGGGGCTGAAGAGTCCCTCACGACTCTGCTCAAGATTGCGAAGATTGTAGGGAAACCTTTGGGCGTCGTGATCGCGGGGATCATGGGCGACGAAGCTCCGAAGGAAGAAACCCTTTTTGAGAAAAAAGGTTTAATCGATAAGAACCTTAAGCCCGAAGTAATCGCGATGATTTTAGAAGCGATTACCGGAAATATCGACGAAGCGGTTTGCGTTTCTTTGATTAAAAAGTTTTCATCCGAAAAAGTCCTCTGCAACGGCGCGAAGATTGTCTTCAGTAAACACTATGAAGACCGTCTCGAAGTCGCCTTTCAAGTCGTAAACGCTGGCTTGGGGGTGCAGTACGGAAATTTTTTAAACGCGCTCCTCGCCGTTCTTCCGGTCAAAGGAGTCGTCAAGTCGAAGGTTCAGGGGATAATCAATCGAACCGCTCAAATGTAAATTGGGCGATTTGGCGGATCGTCCTTGGTGGCTTAGGAAAACTTCATGAGGTCAAGTACGAGTGGGATATAGACGAACTTTTTGACGCCCACGAAGTTCTCGACGCTAAGGAAGAAGCAGAAGCCAAAGCTCGGGAGAAGAAATCGTGACGATCAGAGAACTGGTTACAAAATTAGGGTTCGAAGTCGAACACGAAAAGCTCACGAAAGTCGAAGAGCAGCTCGAAGGCATCAAGCGCCGTCTTGAGTTTTTGGGCGCAGCCGAGATTGCAAAAGGGCTTCTCGAACTCACCGAGCGCTTCTCGAAATTCGCTGAAGAAATTCATGTCGCCGCCGCGTCCGCCGGTATCACGGTCGAGGCTATCCAAAAATTAGGTTTCGCGGCGCAGCAGAGCAGTATCTCTCAAGAGGAGCTTGGCGGGTCTATGGCTCGCCTCTCCCGCCGTCTCTACGAAGCCAAGCAAGGCAGCGTAGAGGCTCAGAAGGCGTTTATTCAGGCCGGGATCTCCACGAGTCAGATTCAAGGGTTTAAGACCGGCCAGGATGCCCTGCTCGGCCTTGCAGACCGCTTCAAGGCCATTCAAGACCCGATTAAAAAACAAGCGCTCGCGATGGAACTCATGGGACGCGGCTCGATTAATATGGTCGGATTTCTCTCTAAGGGATCGGGCGCGATCCGGGGGATGGGCGACGAAGCTCAGAAACTGGGCACCATTCTTTCGGGCGAGCAAATCGAAGCGCTCGTTAACGTCGAGCACGCGATGCAAAAGCTTTGGGCGGTTATTAAGGCCGTCGGAGCTACTATCGCGGCGAATCTCTCACCTTCAATCGAATACGCGATTGGGATCTTTCTTAAGTTCTACGAAGCGAATCAAAAGATCATCACCGATACTTTGAGCAAATGGATTTACGACGTTCTCTACGGTTTGGGTTTTCTATTTGGTGTGATCGAAACGATTATAAAAAAAATATACGAATGGTCTCAGAGTCATAAAACACTTTTTAGGCTGATCGAAACGGTTTTACTGATCGCGGTTGCGCTTATCGCTTTGACTGCGGTCGTTCAGAAAGCGATCTTTATTTTCGAAGCTTTGAAAGTGGCGGCTTTAGGCGCGATCGAAGTTTTAACCGCACCGTTTGCGGTTTGGGCTTTAGTAATCGGTGCGATCATCGTAGCTCTTCATGATATCTGGTACGGACTTCAAGGCAAGCCTACGTGGTTGGGTTCCTTTATTGAATGGCTTGGAATCGGTCAGCAAGTTCAAGACGTTTGTTTTGCGATCTTCGATATTATAAGTGACATTATGCATCTCGATTTTTCGAAGCTTTTTAAAGACGTCTTAGGCGATGCTGGTAAGATATTCGATACCTTAAAGGGTTTCTTAGGAATCTTCTCGGGAGCTGGAATCTCTGGAGCAATCGGAGGCGGAGTAATGAACTTACTCGGACTCGGTGGTAAAGGCGCGAATACTGCTCTCGATAATATCCAATCGGCTCCCGGATTAGGAGTAGCACCTTCTGCCGCTGCTCTTTGTAGGCGGACAAGTTTGGCTTGTTCTTCTGCTTCTCGCTTGACACGTTCTGCTTCGACAACAGCAGCTTTTTCATCGGCAATCGCTTGGAGGCGTGCTCGTTCTCTGAGTTCAGCCATACGTTTCTCACGTGCTTCGCGTTCTTTTACAATCTCTGCTTGGATTTCGGCTTGGGTGCGGGACACCTTCGCTTTTAGCAATGGTGATGGCTTTAGATCGGCTGATCCTTTGGCGCTGACCAGTAACCAATTGTGTTGTGGACACACTTCAACACTCTGGA